CCGACGATCCCGCAGACTATGTCCTTCAACGTCGCGGCAAACGACATGACTACTTTACCTCCGCTCTGCCATGGCCCCAAAAAGGTCCATCCGTGGAACTCCCCCTTGGCGATACAGCGCCAATCGGAAACATCTGGAACTCCCAAGATGCTCCCACAGCTCCCGGCACCGCGTCAGACCAGCTGGGCAACCCAGCTCCTGCCGCTGCAAACCAACGTGTAACCGTCGCTTCTGTAGAAGGCGGCATTCTTCCTTATACGGACCTCTCTGCCGCAACCGCGGCTACCATCAACCAACTCCGCCAGGCATTCCAAATCCAGAAGCTCTATGAACGGGATGCCCGTGGCGGTACGCGCTATATCGAAATCCTCAAGGCACACTTTGGTGTGACTTCTCCTGACGCTCGCTTGCAGCGTCCAGAATACTTGGGGGGCTCTTCTTCTCCCATCATGCTCAACCCTATCGCCCAAACCCAAGAAACCACCGCTAACTCTCCACAAGCCAACCTCGCTGCCTATGGCACCGTCGGCATGAATGCCCATGGCTTCAATAAATCCTTTGTGGAGCACTGCATTGTGATCGGCTTCGCTTCGATCCGTGCAGACCTTACCTATCAACAGGGCCTAAACAGAATGTTCTCACGCTCTACGCGTTGGGACTTCTACTGGCCCGCTCTCTCCCATATCGGAGAGCAAGCCGTCCTTCAGAAAGAAATCTTTGCAGACGGCACCCTCAATGACGACCTCGTCTTTGGGTATCAAGAGCGATACGCGGAATACCGTTACAAGCCTTCCCAGATCTCTGGCCAATTCCGCTCAAACTTCGCTCAATCCCTCGATACTTGGCACCTGTCCCAAGACTTCGCAGCCGCTCCCGGCCTGAACTCAGACTTTATCGAGGAAAATCCACCTATCGACCGCGTCATCGCGGTCCCTACTCAACCCCACCTCATCTTAGACACTTACATGCAACTCAAATCCGCCCGACCTATGCCGGTCTACTCAGTCCCCGGCATGATCGACCACTTCTAGTTATTGAACAGGGAGATTACAGGTTTGAAACCTATCGGGCAGTCCCGCAGCCCCCACAGGGGCGAGGTATTGCCCGGTACGGGCAAAATAAAAAAATAGAGAAAATATCTTAGATTTTTCTCTCAATTCTTAAAAGAAAGGCCAAAACTTATGTCATGGCTAGCCGCAGCAACCGTTGGAGCAGAAGCCCTAGGCGGCATCTTCTCAGCCAAAGGGCAATCACGCGCAAACGCAGTCAATAAGGCCGCCACTGACCGTGCAATGGCCTATAACTCCTTCATGTCAAACACCCAGTACCAACGTGGGATGCAAGACATGCGCAAGGCGGGTCTTAACCCGATCCTTGCATATAAACAGGGCGGCGCCTCCGCCCCTACCGCCCCTACTTACCGGGCGGAAAACGAAAACAAAGGCTTTGAGGGCCTTGGCCGGGCAACTGGCCAAGCCATGATTATCAAACAGCAGGGCAAACTCATGGCCCAACAAGCCGACACCCTCAAATCTCAAGAGCGCCTTAACACAGCCAACTCTGCGCTCTCTCTCGAAAAAGCGACCACAGAAGCGTCACAGCGCGAATATCTGGGCGCGCAAACCACCTTGGCAGGCGCAACGGTCGACCTGACCAAAGCCAAAACCCAATCCGAATGGGACAAAATCACCGGTATCCTTCTCGACAACAGCGTCAAGCTGAACGAGGCGGACATGTCTGACCTCATGACTAAAATTGATATTGGAATCAAAAAGGGCAAAACTTATCACACTGCCCGCTGGATCGAAGTCAATTTCGGAATAAGAGGCAAAGACGCTTTGGAACTCGTCAAATCCCGCCGAAATATGCTGACCAAAAAAACTCCAAATCCCCATTCCGGCAATTCTAAATCCAATTCGGGAAAAAGCGTTAAGGAACGCTACGAATCAAAAAACCCAACTCTAATCGACTAAAGGAGAAAACAAATGGAACCTCTTAAAACAACTGAACGCAATCGCGTCCAATTCTATTCGGAACAACCGTCCCGAACTCATCAATCCATGAAAGACGAATGCGATATAAATCGTATCATGCTTAAATGGCAAAAAACTGGCGTGATCGAACACGCCAACACATATGAAGGCTCCTATGGAGACTTCTCCGCCATCACTGGCGACTACCACGAACACATGAACATCGTGCTCGCTGCTAATGAAATGTTCGAAACCCTCCCATCAACCGTCCGGAAGAAATTCCAGAACGACCCCGGACAATTCCTAGACTTCGTCTCCGACGATTCGAACCGAGAGGAGATGATCTCTCTGGGCCTCTTAGACGCCCCTCTCGACACCTCTGAGCTTTTTGAGGACCCTACCCCTCCCAAACGCTCCAAACGCTCTCAGGAAGCCGCTCCTGAGACCCCAACCGAGTAAAACTCGCCCCTAGCACAGTGCCTCTACTTGATGTAACTGTGCTAGGTGACACCATCACCTCCAAAACCAAGGAAAAACCAACATGGCAAAGCGCAAACGACTTTCCAGAAGCAAATCCCGCAAAACCTTCTCGAAGGGAAACGGGGTCAAATCCAAAAATCTCATGACTTCATCCCCCATGCGGGGCGGTATCCGTCTCTGAATGTCATGCTTCAAACCGCTCACAGGATACCGGCGACAGCCCTCCCCGGAGTTCCCACGGGGTGGGTTCACAGCCTCCCGACAGGGCGCTTACGTGGACCAACCATTGTCGGTTCCCTGTGGGCAATGTATCGGGTGCAAACTCGAAAGGTCTCGCCAATGGGCAATTCGGTGCATCCACGAATCTCAAATGCACGAATCCAATTGCTTCATCACGCTCACCTATGACGATAATTCTATTCCCGAAAACGGGCAGCTTCACCGCCCCCATCTGCAAAACTTTATCAAACGCTTACGCAAGCGCGTGCCCCCTCTTCGCCTATTCTATTGTGGCGAATACGGAGACGAAACAGAACGTCCTCACTACCATGCCCTATTATTCGGGTATCGTCCAAATGACGGAGAACAACTTTCATCCGGCGAAAACCCAATCTTTGAATCCCCTTCTATGACAAAAACATGGGGCCACGGCCTAACCTCCTTCGGAGAACTAACCTTTGAAAGCGCCGCCTATGTCGCGCGCTACTGCACCAAAAAAATCACCGGCCCTATGGCCGAGGAACACTACACCAGGACAAATCCTGACACTGGGGAAGACTACCAACTCATACCTCCCTTTAACGGCATGTCCCTCAAACCCGGAATCGGAACAACTTGGCTCGAAAAATATGGCCCTGACGCTTACGCAAAAGACGAAGTCATCCTCCGCGGGAGAAGTATGAAACCCCCACGGGCCTACGACAAACTGTTTGAGGGCATCGACCCCCATCAGTATCTCCAAAACCGCATCAAACGCGGTCTCACAAACGCTCAGCACCTTCCTAGGAATAGAGACCCCAACGAACACTACAAAGGGTCCTATAACCACTACAAAGCCCGCGTAAAAATCGCGGAACAAAAACTACAAGAAAGAAAAAAATGCTGAAAACTGTTTACTCAATCCTCGACTCTGTCGGCGGCTTCTACTCACCAGTCTTCCAAGCTGAAAATGACGCACACGCTACGCGGATGTTTTCTCAGTCTATTGGGACAGAAAACCCCCACTCCGCCGACTTCACCCTCTGGAACCTCGGCACCTTCGATGTCGATTCTGGTGAACTCATAAACCACAAAGAACCCAAACTGGTCCTGAATGGCCTCTCCCTCAAGAAAGGAACAACACAATGAAATCTGTTATGAACCACTCGTTCTCACGAGTACCAAAAGCGGACATTCCGCGCTCTTCCTTTGACCGGTCCCACGGTCACAAAACCACTCTCGACGCTGGCATCCTCGTCCCTATTTACGTGGACGAAGCTCTACCCGGAGACACCTTTAATGCAAAACTTACGGCGTTTGGCCGGCTGGCCACTCCCATCCATCCCGTCATGGATAACATGTACGTTGATACTCACTTCTTTGCCGTTCCTATCCGCTTGCTCTGGGATAATTGGCAACGATTCAACGGTGAACAGACCAATCCAACTGACACGACAGACTATTTGGTCCCTACCCTCACTGCCCCAGTCGGGGGCTACCAAAACGGCTCAATGTCTGACTACTTCGGCATCCCTACGGGAGTAGAGGCGCTCGAACACTCTGCTCTCTGGCATCGGGCCTATAACCTGATCTGGAACGAATGGTTCCGAGATCAAAACCTTCAAGATTCAATCCCTGTCCCACTTGGGGACGGTCCCGACGACCCCGCAGACTATGTCCTTCAACGTCGCGGCAAACGACACGACTACTTCACCTCCGCTCTGCCATGGCCCCAAAAAGGTCCATCCGTGGAACTCCCCCTTGGCGATACAGCGCCAATCGGAAACATCTGGAACTCCCAAGATGCTCCTACAGCTCCCGGCACCGCGTCGGATCAGCTGGGTAACCCAGCTCCTGCCGCTGCAAACCAACGTGTAACCGTCGCTTCTGTAGAAGGCGGTATTCTTCCTTATACGGACCTCTCTGCCGCAACTGCGGCTACCATCAATCAACTCCGCCAAGCATTCCAAATCCAGAAGCTTTATGAACGGGATGCCCGTGGCGGTACGCGCTACATCGAAATCCTCAAGGCACACTTTGGTGTGACTTCTCCTGACGCTCGCTTGCAGCGTCCAGAATACTTGGGTGGCTCTTCTTCTCCCATCATGCTCAACCCTATCGCCCAAACCCAAGAAACCACCGAAAACTCTCCACAAGCCAACCTCGCTGCCTATGGCACCGTCGGCATGAATGCCCATGGCTTCAATAAATCCTTTGTGGAGCACTGCATCGTGATCGGCTTCGCTTCGATCCGTGCAGACCTTACCTACCAACAGGGCCTAAACAGAATGTTCTCACGCTCTACGCGCTGGGACTTCTATTGGCCCGCTCTCTCCCATATCGGAGAGCAAGCCGTCCTTCAGAAGGAAATCTTCGCAGACGGCACCCTCAATGACGACCTCGTCTTTGGGTACCAAGAGCGATATGCGGAATATCGTTACAAACCTTCCCAGATCTCTGGCCAATTCCGCTCAAACTTCGCTCAATCCCTCGATACCTGGCATCTGTCCCAAGACTTCGCAGCCGCTCCCGGCTTGAACTCAGACTTCATCGAGGAAAATCCACCCATCGACCGCATTATCGCGGTCCCTACTCAACCCCACCTCATCTTAGACACTTACATGCAACTCAAATCCGCCCGACCTATGCCGGTCTA